AGTATCACTATGACGATGAGTTTTTTGAAGATAGTTATGTATTATTTAGAAAAGAAATTAACAATCTATTAGAAAATAAGAAAGTTATCACTATTTCAACTTTTAAACTGTTTGATAGATTTATAACAGAAAAGAATATACTAGACTTTTCTAATTTAATAGATACGCACCCTGGATTAATTAATCATTATTCAGCGGATGGCAATCAAATAGTAGCTAATGCAATCTTGCAGGAAATTAAATGACACAATATTGTCAACAAATACCGTTAGTGCTCAATCATGATTGGGCTACTACTATTGCGGCAATGCGTAAGTTAGAAGCTATTAATGAAGCATCTGAACGTAAATCTTTTAAATCAGTTACTACCAGAAGCCTGGGCTACCAAGAAGATCATAAACTAGGTGCTTACGGAATGATTTCCAGGCATAACACAAACCCAGAATGGCTTATGGGTAGATCCGGTATAGTTGATAAAACTATGCCTTGGTTAACTGAACTACTAGATGCACTTAAAGAAGCTAATCCAACTGGTTGTTGGGTAGGTTCAATGCGTGGTAATGTTGACAAACATAAAGATAACTTTAAAGATCAATGTGCTTTAAACTATATAATCGAGTGCGAAGATAGCACAGCACACACATGGATAGATGACGGTAATATTCGAGAAGAATACCCAAGCATACCCCACACAGCTTGGTTAATAAATGCACAGGTACCACATGGCATAAGTAATGTGGGCCAGCGATTTACATTTTCTATTAGGTTTGATAAACCATACGAAGATGTTAAGACTTGGTTACTGGCAAATAGCAACAATTTAACTTTTGGTAATAAGGAAATTAAACAATGAGCATGGATGTAGAAGTATTAATTGAAGCATATACTATTTTAAAGCAGTACATTCCACAAAAAGATCGTCAAGAAGCCGCCGATAACCTAATGAGTGTTATGGTTGACATGCTAAGTGACGAAGAATTAGCTAATTTTGGCGGAGCCGACAATACACTTAAACGTGCATTAAAAGAATATTCCGCTGATGAAGAAGATTACGAAGAAGACGAAGACGGTGACTGGTAAATCGGGTATAATTGATAATTTTTTTACTGAAGATGAATTAGATCCAGTGTTAAAGTATCTATCAAATTTAAAAACTGCATACGGATACGGTAATGGGTTAGATGAAACCCATCCAATGTATGCATGGTTTGTTAAAAAATGTTTTAATAAAATACAAGACACGTTAGGAAAAGATTTAATACTCGCTCGAGTTACATATTTAAACGACAGTAATCCAATTTGGTTACACTCTGATTATTTTCAACTTAATAGTCGAGGAACTCCTGCGTTAGCATTGCTAATTCCCATATCATCAGATGGCGATAGTACATTTACAAATAAAGTACACACTATTATTTTTAATGAAGAAGATGTGTTTGAAGAAAGCCAAACAGAAGTTACTAGACACTGGATACGTAATGCTTGGGATAAGAATAAAGTAGTTAAAGAAAACAATGCTATGCAGTATAAGGATCAGCATTTAAGTCATTTGATTGATTCAGACCTAGAATGTTTAACTGTACACACTATAGCAGAGTGGAAATTTGGAAGTCTTATATATTGGAATGAGCGGTTATTACATACAAGTGATAACTTTATAAAAAACAACGTTAAATCAAAACAGGCGCTAGTACTACACACTTATGTTCTATAATAAAATTGTTGCCAATCTAGGCGAAATTCCTAACTTTATTGACTATTACGAACGTGAACTCGTTGCGGCCAAAGCCGACATTAAGATTCAAGGTAAAGTTGAAAAGGAATTAAGTAATCTGCCCGGCGAAACAGAACATCGCTTTAATCAATTACAAGAAATTGAAGCAGTACTAGAATATTTGAATATACAGTTGCGTAAAATACGTCAAAGTCATTATAAAAAGTACTTAGAAGCATACGCTAGAGCATTAACTAGTAGAGATGCTGAAAAATATGCCGAAGCTGAGGACGAAGTCATTGATATGGAAACAATCATCAACGAAGTAGCACTACTTCGTAACAAATGGCTAGGTGTTATGAAGGGCATTGAGTCTAAGAACTTCATGTTAGGACACGTAGTTCGTTTGCGAACAGCCGGCATGGAGGATATTGTAGTATCATGATAGAAGAGTGGAAGGCCAGGGCCGGAGATCTACTAGAAGAATTTAATCTTTGCTGTAGGGCCAAGCCCAAGCACGATGCTGTAAATATACAATTAGAAAAAGATACAGTGGCTAGATTTGCATATCATCTAGCTACACAACGCAGTTGGGGCACAGAGCAGGAAATAGCAGAAGCATATTATCAGTTAGAACCTAGACTTGCCGAACTTAAAAAGAAATTAATTATAGAAATATTACAAAATGGGTCTGTTTAAAAATAGTTACGCTAGTCACGAGCATAGTTTAGAAATACTAAACATGATTTATGGATATGATTCGTTCCTTGACAATTTACGTATTATTGCCGACATGGGGTGTGGAGAAGGACGAGATGCAGAATGGTGGGCAACTCTAACAACACGTGATGATCCACCTGTCCCGCATAATTATAGAATATTTGCAGTTGACAAAAATATTAAAGAAATTGATCCCGACATATTAGCAAACAATTCAAATATAAAACCACTTGAAGGTGATTTTGAAACTAGAATTATTCCTACATGCGTTGATTTAATTTGGTCTCACGACAGTTTTCAGTATGCACGTGAACCATTTAAATGCTTGGCCTCTTGGAAAAAGACACTAAATGTCAACGGCATGCTATTAATGGCAATACCGCAAACAACATATTTGTATAACAATAAGTTGGTAGTTGCTAACTATAGCCAACAATATTATAGCTATAATATATTAAACATGATGTATATGTTAGCAGTATCGGGTTTTGACTGTAGAGATGCTTATTTTTATCGTAAAGAAAACAGCCCTTGGTTATATATTGGTGTGTATGCTAGCGAACATGAGCCAATTACACAAGATGCTACATGGTATGATTTAGCCGAACGTAATTTAATTAATGACAGCGTTATTAATTCTGTAAATAAGTATGGATACGCTCGCTTAGAAGATGTTGTGGTAAGTTGGCTTGATAAAAATTTATATCAAATAACAAACTAATGAAAATTGTAATAGTAACTGGTGGATTTGACCCTGTACACAGCGGACATATTGCTTATCTCAATGCGGCTAGACTATTGGGCGATCGACTATTTGTTGGTGTTAATTCAGATGCATGGCTAGAACGTAAAAAAGGTCGTGCGTTTATGCCTATAGCAGAACGTCGTGCTATTATTGGCAATTTAAAACCAGTTGATGCTACATTAGAGTTTAACGACAACGACGGTAGTGCGTGTGCGCTATTAGAAGAAGTTAAACAGCAATATCCTTACGCAGAAATCATCTTTGCCAACGGTGGAGACCGTACAAAAGAGAATATTCCCGAAATGCGTGTAAACGGTGTCACGTTTGCATTTGGGGTTGGCGGTGAAAACAAAGCCAATAGTTCGTCCTGGATATTAGAAGATTGGAAAGCACCCAAGACTTATCGCCCATGGGGTTACTATCGTGTGCTATACGATATTCCTGGCACTAAAGTTAAAGAGTTGGTAGTAGAACCCGGTAAACAATTAAGTATGCAACGTCACAAAATGCGTTCAGAGTATTGGAAAGTAACGCAGGGCATGGCCCGTGTTATAAACGATACAGGAAATACTACACTAGGGGTACATGGAAGCTATTTTGTAGCACGTACAGAGTGGCATCAACTAACAAACCCCTTCCCAGAACCACTAAAAATGATAGAAATACAGTACGGTCCCGAGTGCACCGAAGAAGATATTGAACGCAGATAAATACTTGATGCGTAATTTAATCAATATTATTAATGAAGCCACTATTGCAAACTACCCAACAGGAACCAATTTCCTAATTAGCGGTAGTGAAGCTGGACGTGCCTTGGGTGCAGTATTAGCACATCAAGGTATTAATATCGAAGAACCCATAGTTAGTTTAGATTGGGCGGACGCTGGTGCCCCTGATACTTGGACTGCTACAGTGGGTAAAAATAAACCGGGAGTACATAGTCAAGCATTCCGCGACGCCGACGATCAAGTTTGGGTTTACTATGGTGGCGCCACTGGAATGAACAGTTGTTTTGTACACGCAGACAAACTGGCCAACCGTGGAGAAATTGCTGAAGGTATTCTAGGTGCCGCTATGTTTGCTAAATTTACCAAACGTGCCCCACAAGAAGAAATTGCACAAGTTACAGTCCACGACATTGAGCGTGTACTTAATAAATTAAGTCATAAAGAAAAAGATGTGTATTCTGTTACAGTTAAAGATGCAGACAATCGTCATGCCGATACTGTAAAATTTGATTTATTCTTAAAAACAAAACCGTATCAAGACTTAATGGATTTAAAAAAGCGTGATTCACTTAAAGACGAGTTTGCCAGCGCGGCAGCTTATGTAAATACTCCAAATGCAGAACGTTACAGTCGATATTTTTATATCAATGGTAAAGCTGATGTAATTGAAATTATCGCCAACGGCGCCGCCACAGAAAAAACCAGTAAAGTTGATGTGTTTGTACGAGTTAATAACAAAAAATTAAGACTGAACACTAGTCTTAAAGTCGGCGGAGTTAAACAATTTGGACAAGTTGGTGGTAGCGAACTTGTAAGTATGCAAAAGCTGTGGGCATTTTTTAAGGTTGATATAACTCCATATATTAGTAAATATGAAAAATTACGTGCTAAAGATCAATTTGCCGCATTAGAATATATGTATCGCAATATTGCCGATCAATTGAGCGCAGAGTTGTCTGGAGATAACAACACAGAAGAAGCTAAATTTGTTACTAATATTTCTGATGCAGTTTCATACTTTGCTACGCTAGGCGAAAAAAATGTTGAGCTAGTTGACTTTAGTAAAGGTGGATTTAAGATATTACGTTTCAATGACTTAATGCAAAAATTACGCAAAGTTAATTTAACAGCAATTTATAAAGAAGCTAAAGGTCGCCCAGAAATTGGCATTTGTGATGTTGCTAATCCAAAACGTGAATTAGTTAGCATACGTGTTAAAATTGAAAATAAAAAGGATGGTCCTTATGTTCGTAACATTATTGAAAAAGGCCCGTTACTAGAAGAATTAACTACAGTACAAAAAGGGTCCTGGACTAGTTCAACTGGATCAAAGGCTATACAAAAGACACCGCCTGCAAAACCAGCACCTGCAAAACCAGCACCTGTTACTACTAAGAAACTTGCTC